ATAAAGATTTATTATACGGATACAAAGAAACATTTACAAAATTTGATTTAGGATTAATAATAGAAAAAGAAAACATGATAATTACAGCAAGAAAAAATGGAAATACAAAGATATAGTTGAGGTGAGTACAAATGAACATATATGGAATATACGATACAGAAAACAATGAACAATGCATAAGAGTGGGAACATTACAAGAAATAGTAAAATTTTTAAATTTAACAGCAAGGGAAATGAGTATAGCACTAAAGAAGAATAGAACAATAAGAAAACACTATAAAGTATATTATTTATTTAAAGAGGAGGTACACTAATGAGTAAATACATAAAAGAAGATATTGAAAAAATGCTAAGAAATCATAAGAAAGATGAAGCAAAACTAACAGAAGTTCAGCTAAAGAAAGAAGAGTATCAAGAACAGCTATATTATGCTGGGACAGTGAATGAAGATACTGAAAGAGAAGTAATAGAGAATATGCAAATAGCTGAACAAGTGTATGATAGAATACATAGTAATACAAATAATATATCTGATAAGGTGCCAAATACAGCAATGAATTATAAAAAAGAATTAAATCATATAAACAAATTTGATAGAGATCATTTAAATTCAAAAATAATAGAATGTGAAGCAGAAGAAAATATATTAAATAAAAAAATTGTAAGAGTAAAAAATTTATTAACAATACTTAGTGAAAAACAACGATTTGTAATTAATGAATTTTATATAAATAGTGAAAAAGGAGATTGGAAAAGAGTTGCAAAAGAATATGAAAATCAATTTCCAAGATATTTATCAGTAAAGCAATTACAAAACATAAGAGATGTAGCTTTAAAAGACATGCTAGAGGTATTAAATACATAAAGTTCGCAAAAATTTCGTTAAAATTTCGCAAAAAATGTATTTAAAATTTCGTTTCTGATGTAGTATAATTATAATAGAAAAATTATAAAAAGTCGCAGATGGAAACATCAAACCCAATGTGGCAAAAATAAAGAACCCCTTTATTTATTTAAATGTTAGAAGAATAGATGTTTTAAATGTCTATTCTTTTTATTATGTTAGGAAAGGAAGATAGAAAATGGGAAGTAAAGAATTTGTTAATAAAGCAAAAGAATTAGTAAAAGATTATTCAATAGAACATTTAGATAAAACAGATGAAATACCAGAATTTGAGGTATATATTGTATGGCTATGCAAGACATTGCAAAATGGAAAAGTTCTATTAAGTACATCTTTAACAGATGGAATGTATTATGAAATTACATATAACGGAGATAAAAACGAAATTTATTTTGATGCGTATAAGAAATTTGAAAATAAATGTATCAAGTTAGAGGAGAAAAATTAAATGGATTTTGGAAAAGCAATACAATTATTAAAAGAAGGAAAAAGAGTACAAAGACAAGGTTGGAATGGGAAAAATCAATATATAGAACTTGCAACTTGTATAAGTTATAAAAACACTAACAATGAAATAATAAATGTTGAACATGATGCAATAGGAAATAAAGCAATAGCATTTGTAGGAACATCAGGAGTTCAATTAGGTTGGTTAGCCAGTCAAGCCGACATGTTAGCAGAAGACTGGAAATTAGTGGATTAGTTATTACCAGTATGCTAGGTAACTGATAATAGAATCCTTGTAGGATAAAAAAACAAAGTTGATGGTATAGAACTTTCCTAGCAAGTTCTAATTAATATTTATAAGTTGTATGCAGGATATAAAAAAGAGACTCTCCAAATTGGTTGAGTAATAAGTAGTAATAGAAGTTTTACAAGGAGAGCAAAAAGCTATTACAAATGTATGCAGAATTGCAAACGTAAGACGTACATTCCCATTATATCTTGCATAGAGGTTATAAATAAAATTCTGTAGAAACAGGGGGTTGTAAATCTGAGGAAATACAACTCTTTATATCTTATATAAAGTTTATAAAATAATATGTAGTGATATAAAAAAATGGTTCAACTCCTGAAATTTTTTATTTGTTCGGTAACAAATATACTCTTGACTGGTAAAAGAGGGCGAAGGAAAAACGCAATGTATGTTGGTTCGAGTCCAACTTTATATCATTACATAGTGTTTTATAAATAAAAAAGAAGGAGTACATATGACTAATCAAGAAAGAATAGAAAAATATAAAAAAGAGTATTGTACAAGATGTAAAAATAAGAACAAAAATGATTGTGAAATAAGAATATTCAAAAACAATAATATAGTATGTACAAAGTGTGTATATTATGAGCGACAAGATTAACTATGCAAATTGTATGAAAAGAAAATGTGAACAATGTAGATACTATGATTATTGTTTTAGATATAAACCAAAAAAGGAGAATGAAAGTGTATTTAAAAGTAAAATCAAAGAAATTAAAAAATCTTAGTATAAAAATATCTCAAGTTAAAAATAATTTGGTTGTGAATATATTAAATAAAAAAGGTTATGAATGTAATAATTCACAAATAAGTCAAATTAAAGCAAATAGAAAATTAAATTCAGAGCAGAAAAAAGTAATATTAGAAAATCAAAACGAAAAAGTATCAAAAATTGGAAGTTATTATGTATGGGAAGCAGATGTTATAGTAAAGATAGTAGATAAAACAACAGGAAAAGAGGTATAAGACTATGTGGAACATATTTTTAGGAATAATATTAAGTTGTTTAGGAGTAATAGCAATAGCATTTACTCTTTTTATTTTTGTTACAATAATAGATGCAATGATAAAACAATTTAAAAGAAAATAAAAGAAAGAGAGGTAATCTTATATGACAGATGCACAAAAAAGATTTTGTGATGAATATTTAATAGACCTTAATGCAACAAGAGCATATAAGGTTGCTTATCCTAATTGTAAAAAAGATGAAACAGCAAGAGCAAATGGAAGTAGACTGCTAACAAAAGCTAACATTCAAATATATGTAGCAGATAAAATAAAAGAACGAGAACAAAGAACAGAAATAACACAGGATATGGTAATAAAAGAATTAGCTAAAATAGCATTTTTAGATATAAGAAAACTATATACAGAAAATGGACAATTAAAAAATATAGCAGACATTGATAGTGATACAGCAGGAGCAATATCACAACTAGAAACTTTAGAAGAATATGAGGGTTATGGAGACGACAGAGAAAAAATAGGTGATACACAAAAAGTAAAACTATTAGATAAAACAAAAGCTCTTGAATTGTTAGGAAGACATTTAGGAATATTTAATGACAAAATAGATGTAAATGTTAAAGAAAAAGAAGAAAAGAAAAATGCTATATCAGATATATTAAATCAAATGCAAAGCGCAGATGATGTGTAATGTTAAAATTAAGTCAAAAATATAAAGAGTTCTTACAAACAAAATGCAAGAGAGAGTTTTTAGAAGGAACAACTGCAGCAGGAAAGACAACGGTAGGAATATTCAAGTTTATGTGCATGGTTGCTGATTCTGAAAAAAAGTATCATATCATTGCAGGTGATGATGTAGGAACAGTAGAAAAGAATGTAATAAACTCTGAAAATGGTTTACTAGAACAATTCGAAGATATAGCAGAGTACTGGCCAAAGGGAAAAGACAAAATAAGATTACCACATATAAGATATGATACTAATAAAGGCGAAAAGATAATATATGTATGTGGTTATGGTGATAAAAAAAGATGGAAAAAAGTTTTAGGTGGACAAGTTGGTTGTGTATATCTTGATGAAGTAAATTTAGCAGATATGGAGTTTATGAGAGAAGTTACACATAGATGTAAATACATGATGACAACATCAAACCCAGATGATCCATCATTAGATATTTATAAAGAATTTATAAATAAAAGTAGGCCAATACCTAAGTATGAACAAGATTATCCAACAGAGTTATTAAAAGAATTAAAAGAACCACATGTACAAGGTTGGGTACATTGGTATTTTACTTTTTATGATAATGCAGCATTAACCAAGGAAGATATACAAGAAAAAATAGATGCAACACCAATTGGAACTAAGATGTATAAAAATAAAATACAAGGATTAAGAGGAAAAGCAACAGGACTATGTTTCAATTTACAACCTAAAAACATAATAACAATAGAAGAAGCAAATAAGATGAAATTCAAACTATTTTCTATTGGTTGTGATACATCATACTCAAAAGAAAGCCACGACAAGGTAACATTAGAAGGAATAGGTATAACAGTAGATAATAAATGTGTTTTATTGAAAGAAAGAACATTCAATAACAAAGATAGAACAATTCCATTTGCGCCAAGTGACGTAGTTCAATGGATAATACAATTTATGGAAGAGTTCAAAAATGAATGGGGATTTGCTAGAACATGTTTTATAGATAATGCAGACCAAGGAACAATAATGGAAGCAAACAAAGCAAAAAGGCAAAATGCATTAGTATATAACTTTGAAAATGCATGGAAAAGGACAAAGATAATCACTAGAGTTCAACTACAAGAAAGTTGGTTGAATACTGGTGATTTTTTAATTGTTGAAACTTGCAAAGACTATATAGATGAGTGTAACAAATATTCATTTGATGAAGACAACCAACCCGAAGATGGTAACGACCACTCAATAAATGGCTGCCAGTATGCCTGGTTACCACACAAAAAGAAAATTGGTAATTGGGAAGTAATAAAGAAATTGATTAAAGACGAAAGTGAGGAATAAAAAAGTTGAAAACATTTACATTTTATTTAGATAATGGATTAAGTTTTAAAGTGAAAGCTGAAAGTATAAAAACTACGACAAATTTAAAGGGAGAAATAATAGGATATGAAATAGAATCATTAAAAAATTTTGTAGACGTCGACATTAATAAAGTAATAGCGATAGTGGAAGATTTAATGGAGGAATAAAATGGGAACAGTCAACGATAAAATAAAAAATGTAATACGAAATTGGTTAGAAATACAGCCAAGTGTAGGAGATACAATAACAATACAAGAAACAAATACATTTGAAGGTAATTGTTTTAGAAATCTATTGTGGTATAGAGGAGATGCCTCAGAATTACATCAGTATTATACACAAACAGATGATTTAATGGGAAATGCAAAGTTTTGGGCAGCACAAAGTACAACTGGTATAAATATTAGAAAAATACATACAGGGTTACCTGCTATGATAGTTGATATGTTAGCCGATATAATTGTTGATAGTTTTAATAAAATAGAAGTTAAAGGAAACAACGAAGCACAAACAAATTGGGAAGAAATAGCAAAAGAAAATGATTTCAAAGAAACATTAAAACAAGCAATAATTGATGTATTTGTGCAATGTGATGGTGCATTTAAGATAAGTTATGATACAGATATAAGTAAATATCCAATAATAGAGTTTTATTCTGGGCAAGATGTTGACTATGAATATACAAGAGGAAGAATAACAGGGATAAACTTTAAAAATAAATATCCTAAAAAAGATGCTTGTTATACTTTGTTTGAAAAATACTCTAAAGATGGCATAAAATATGAATTATATAAAAATGACCAGTTAATGAAAGATTATAACTCTATTCCAGAAACAGCAGATTTAAAAGAACCAACAAATACCAAATTTATGATGGCTGTGCCTATGATGTTCAATAAATCAAAGAAATATAGAGGTAGAGGCCAAAGCATATTAGAAAAGAAATTAGACGCTTTTGATAGTTTTGACGAAGTATGGAGCAAATGGATAGATGCATTAAGAGATAACAGAACAATAACATATATTCCAGAAGATTTAATACCAACAAATGAGAATGGAGATTTATTAAAACCTAATACATTTGATAATAGATATGCTAAAGTAGGAAGTACAACATCAGAAACAGAAAGTAGTAAAATTACAAGAGAAAAAGGAGACTTTGATTATGAAGGAATGCTACAGTCATATATAACAGCATTAGATTTGTGTTTACAAGGTTTAATAAGTCCTAGTACCCTTGGAATAGATGTAAAGAAACTTGATAATGCAGATGCACAAAGAGAAAAAGAAAAAGCAACACAATATACAAGAGGGAAAGTAATAGATGTATTAGAAAAAGTTATTCCTAAGTTAGTTGAAATATGTCTAAAAACATATGATAAAGCGCAGAAAAAAACAGCAGGTAAATATGCAGCAACAGTAGATTTTAAAGAATATGCTAACCCTAGTTTTGAAGCAACAGTAGAAACAGTTTCAAAGGCTAGACCAGGGCAAAATGTAATGAGCATTGAAAAGACTGTAGATACAATGTATGGAGATAGTTTAACTAAAGCAGAAAAAGAACAAGAAGTAAAAAGGTTAAAAGAAGAAGCGGGAATAATTGAAAAAGAAGAACCTAATATAATGGAACCATTAGAGTAGGTGATTAAATGCAAAATGAATATGATATAAAAAAAGTAATGGAAGAAATTGAATTACAATTAATTACTTCTATGAAAAGAACATTATGGAGTCATAAAGAAGATGAAAAAGCAAAAGGATTTGACTGGCCACAATGGCAAGCGCTGAAATTAAAACAATTTGAAGATTATAAAAAGGCAAATAAAGAAATATTTAACAACAACACAAAAGGGTTAAATAGATATTTATATAAACATATAAAAGAACAATTCAAAGAAGGTGCAGGAAGAACAAATAAACAGGCAATACAGTCAGGAATTATAAGAAAAGAAGATTCACAATTAGGTGGATCTTTTTTTGGATTAAATCATAGAAAATTAGATGCACTAATAAAAACCACAAAAAATGACATGAAAGATGTAAAATATGCAACATTAAGAATGGCAAATGATCAATACAGACAAATAATATATAAAGCACAAGTATTTGCTAATACAGGGGCTGGAACAATAAAACAAGCAATTGATATGGCTAGTAAAGATTTTTTAACAAGAGGTTTTAATTGCATTGAATATAGTAATGGTTCAAGGCATAATATTGCTGATTACTGTGATATGGCTATTAGAACGGCAAACAAAAGAGCTAATCTAATGGGCGAAGGTGAAATGCGTAAAAAATTAGGCAACTCATTAGTATATGTATCAAAACATGGCGGTGCCTGTGATAAGTGTACACCATGGGAGGGAAGAGTATATATAGATGATGTATGGTCAGGAGGAACAGAAAAAGATGGAAAATACCCATTGTTAAGTACAGCAATATCAGGAGGCTTATTTCATCCTAGATGCCATCATGGAGTTAGTACATATTACGAAGGAATAAATGATGAACCAGAAGAAGTAATAAAAGCAAAACAAAATCATAATGAAGAAGATAAATATACTCAATATTTGCAACAAAGGCAGAAACAGTATCAAAGATTAGTAGCAGGTAGTTTATTACCTGAAAATGTATTAAATTATCAAAATAAGGCTAATGAATTGAAAAATCAAATAGAAAGTAGTAAAATAGGTTTATCAAATGATGAACAATATGCAATAAACCAATACATTAGTTCAGAAAGCTACAAAATAAATGAAATATTAAGAAATAATCTTAAACTAGATAATATTCAACAAAATATAGTTAATCATTTAGATAAAGCATTAGATAAATGTAAAAATTATAATGGGAATATAGTTAGAGTTTTAGATATAACAGATAAGAAAGAATTAAAAAAATTTATACATATGAATAAGCTTAATAAGCCAATAATGTTTAATGAATATTTATCTTTTTCAAGTAAATCAAAATATAATGAAAATGCCAATGTGGTAATATATACAGTATCAAACAAAGCAAAAGATTTAAGAAACTTTAATCCAGACGAATCTGAAATATTATATCCAAGAAATAGTAGGTTTATTGTTGAAAATATAAAGAAAATAGATGGTAAATATTATTTATTATGGAGGGAAATTTAATGAAAAATCCTAGATGGATAAATGAGATACCTAAACCAATACCAATAAATGAAAAAATTGAAATAACAGAAGAAATGAAAAAAGAGGCAGAAGAGTTTTCAATAGCTGTTGAAAATGGAAAGATAGATGAATGGTTTAATAAAAAATAAAATTTTATATTATTCGACAAAATTCGACAACAAAGGTCGAAAAAAAATGATATACTCTTTTTAGAATAAAATAAAAGGAGGAATTATCATGGCAAATCATACAGAAAATGAAAAGAAACCAATTTATAAAAAATGGTGGTTTTGGATAATTATTATAGTAATAGGAATAATTATAGGTACATCACAAAATAATAATACTGTTGATACTTCAACTAATAATTATCAAAAAAATAATTCAGTAGAAGTTACTATTGTAGATTTCAGTACTATGTCAAAGGAAGAAGTAAAAGCATGGATAGATGCTAATAAGATTAATGGTAAAATAACAGAAGAATATTCAAACGATATTGCAAAAGGAAATTTTGTTAGTCAAAGTATTTCAGCAAATACAGTAGTACATCAAGGAGATAAAATTAATATAGTTTATTCTTTGGGTAAAGAGCCTACTGCAGAAGAAAAAAATGCGTTAAAAAAAGCAGAAACTTATTCTAATTCACTGCATATGTCAAAGCAAGGTATCTACAATCAATTAACTTCATCAGCGGAGGAATTTACAAAAGAAGCGGCACAGTATGCAATAGACAACATAGAAGCAGATTGGAATAGGAATGCTTTGGAAAAAGCAAAGACATATCAAACAAGTATGAGTATGTCAAGTAAAGCAATTTATAATCAATTAACATCATCAGTAGAAGGTTTCACAAAAAGTGAAGCACAATATGCAATTGATAATTTAGATAAATAATATACAAGCACTTACAGAAATGTAAGTGTTTTTTATATGCAAGTTTAGTGTAACGGTAGCACAACAGTCTCCAAAACTGTTTGTAGTGGTTCAAATCCATTAACTTGTGCCATTTTTAGAATTAGAGCTTTAAATAGGCTCTTTTTTTTATTGCAAAAATTATGGTCGACGGACCTTAAACGGGGGAGGTTCCAATATGGAAGACGAAAAAAAAGAAAATGTAGATACTCAAACTACAACAGATAATGTTCAAAAAGAGCAAAAAACTGAAAACAAAAATGAGGGTGAGAAAACTAAAAAACAAGTAGCACAAAAAGGTGACGACGGTTCAATAGTTTTCAAAAATCAAGATGAGTTAGATGGATTTATCAAAAGAATGTATGCCAAAGGTGCTGAAAAAGCAGAACAAGGTGAAACTTCTAAACAAGTTCAAGACACTCAAAACAAACAAGAAGACAAAGGACAAGAAGAGCAAAAAGAGACTGTTCAAGCAGACTATACTGACAAAATAGCACTTGCTATGGCCAAAGTAGGTGTTGATGTTAAGAAAGTTGAAAGAGCAGCAAGATTAGTTGATATGTCAAAAGTTCTAGAAAACGGTGTATTAGATGCTAAGAAACTAGAAGATGAAATCAACGCAGTAATTTCTGAATTTCCTGAGTTAAAAATAGCAAAGGAAGAAGAAAAAGAAGAAAAAGGATTTAAATTCGGAGCAACACAAAGTAACTCTGATGAAAGTCAAAAAAACAAAAAGCCTGTAGCCACAAAAAGATGGAACAGGTTTAATTCATTTTAGGAGGTAATTAATTATGGCATTAAATTATGCAGAGGTATGGTCTCCAGACCTATTAGAAATTATGGAGCAAGATTCTTTAACTTCACCATTCGTAACTACAGCAGTTAAATGGTTAAGTGCAAAAACATTTCATTTTACACAAATGAGCACAAGTGGTTATAAATCACACAGTAGATTAGGTGGATGGAATAAAGGAACAGTTGAACAAACTGATGTACCATTCACATTAACACACGATAGAGACATTCAATTTATGATTGACAAAATAGATGTAGATGAAACAAATGAAACAGCATCTATTAAAAAAATTTCAGAAGTATTCCACAAAACACAACAAATACCAGAAATGGATGCATATTTCTATTCAAAAGTTGCTACAGAAGCACAAAAATTAGATGGATATCATAGTTCAACAGCATTGTCTTCATATACAAAAGAAAATGTATATGGAAAATTAAAAGCAATGTTAAGTGCTGGAAAATTAAGAAGATACGTAGCAAAAGGTGCATTAATTGCATATGTAAATTCTACAATTATGGATTTATTAGAACAATCTACAGACTTTACAAGAAAAATAGAAATGACACAAATTGCAGAAGGTGGAATTGGTATAGAAACAAGAATTACAGATATTGATGGTGTAACATTAATAGAAGTAATTGATGATGAAAGATTTTATGATAAATTTGATTTTACAGATGGATTTGTACCAGTCAAGAAAGTAGCAGCAAATGAAGGCAACCATGTAGCAGCGGTAACAGGTTCTCATAAAATTAATGTATTAATAGCTTCTCCATTAACTGTTAAAACAGTTCCTAAAATTGCAAGTATTTATTATTTTAATCCAGGTCAACATACAGAAGGTGATGGATATCTATATCAAGATAGAAGTTTATCAGATACATTTGTATTCCCAAATGGAAAAGATAATAAAATTGACAGTATATATGTTGATGTTGACACAACTGAATATGCTGGAGAATAGGAGGTTAATATGTCTAAAATAAAAATAGTAAAAGATAATGTATTATTGTCTATCGAAGAGGGAGAATTAGCACAATATGAGGCAAGAGGATATTCTAAATTAGAAGCTACTAAAAAAGTAGCTTCTAAAGATTTAGAAAAAGAATTAAAGAAAATTACAAAAGTTAATGAAGAATTAACAGCAAAAATAGCAAAAGTTGAAGAAGAAAAGACAGAGTTAGCAAAAGTTAATGAAGAATTAACAGCAAAAATTGCAGAATTAGAAAAGAAAGTAAAATAAGAGGTGTTGCAAATGATAAATGTTTATGCAACAAAAGGGGACTATTCGAAATATGGTTCTAGAGTATTAGAGAATGAAGAAATAGAAAAATATTTGGAGTTTGCCTCAATAGATGTCAACAGAGCTACATTGACAAGAGTTGAAAGAAGAGGATTTAATAATTTAACAACACAACAAAAAGATTTAATAATCAAAGCAACTTGCTTGCAAGCTGAATATCTAAAAGAAGAAGGATTATATGATGATAATAGTATATCTAGTTATTCTATAGGTGGAGACTTAACAGTAAATGAAAAGGAATCACAAGATATGGCAGATAAACTAAATATATCAAAATTAGCCTTTTTCTATTTAAAAAGAACAGGATTAACAAATAGGGTTATATGATAAAGAGGTTAAATCCAAAGCACTTGGAAAGATTATTAAATAATAAATGTGATGTAGTTATATATCAAGAAGGCTTATCAGAAGATGGTGAGCCTTTAACTTCTTTCAATTTAGAAAATCAAAAATGTAGATTTGTTGAAACAACTAAAATTATAATTAGTTCAGATGGAAGAAAGATTCAACTTGTGGGAAAAGTAATATTACTTGGAGATATAGCACCAACTATAAAGAAAATAAGTGGTGGACAAGTAATAATAAATGACATAGAGTATGAAATTTATCAAGCAAGTAGACCAAGAAATCCAGACGGAACCGTTCATCATACAACATTGGAGTTGATTTAATATGAAAATAACATATAATACTAAAAATATAAATGAATTATTAGAAAATGCAAGATTAGCATTGATAGATACTGCAGAAGCGGTAAAAACAGATTTAATTCAAAGTCAAACAATGCCATTTGATACTGGTACAATGCAAAATGATAGCACTTTTGTAGATGATAAAAATGTTATAAAAGGTGTTGCTAGAATAGTTGTAGATACAGTATATTCAAGAAAGGTTTATTTCGACCCAGAAATACATATAAAACAAGGTAAAAACCCTAATGCAAAACAGTATTATTTTGATGATTATATTAATGGAAACAAGAAAGATTTACCAATAAAATATTTTAAACAAATGTTAAAAAGGAGAAATGGATAATGATAGCAAGAATTAGTGTATCTAAAATAAGAGATTATTTAAAAACTAGTATTACAGAGTGTCCAAAATGGTACATAGGTCAAATGGATGAAAATCAAGATAGAGCAATTGCTTTATATGCTAATCGTAGACAATTAGAAGATAATTCTAAATATAAAAAGTTGAAAAGTTATGGAATATTACCAGTTACATTACTATTAAGATGGACTAAAAATTATAATATGGCTGAAACGATGGCCAATAAGATTTATGAACTATTAGACTGTAGTTCTTTTTTTATTGATGATTATAATTGCTCAATTGAGTGTTTATATAATGGACCTATTGATTTAGGTGCAGATGAAAACAATATTTACAAGTTTTCAATAGAATTAAATTTATTATATAGAAAGGGTGAAAAATAATGGCAGCAAAAACAGGAGTGTATCCAGTATATGAAAATCAATTCCAAGTTGGTGCTACTAAAGAAGCTTTAACTGATATAGCTGATATGGAAAGTTTTTCAGTAAAATTAGACAATGGAGTAGAAGAATGGAATCCATTAGATCAAAAAGGATGGGTTAGAAGATTAATGACTTCTAAATCTGTTACTATTTCAATTTCTGGAAAAAGAAATTTTGGAGATACTGGAAATGATTATGTAGCAGGATTAGCACTAAAAAATGGAAGAGATGTTGAAGGATGTTTACAATGGACATTTCCAAATGGTGCAAAATTAGTATTTGAAAATGCAATATTTAACATAACAAACTGGGGAGCTGGAAAATCAACAGAAGTTATTCCGTTAGAATTTGATGTAATGTCAAATGGAAAACCAACATACACAGAAGCATCACCACAAAGTGTTTAAACAACACAAGCAGTAAAAAATAAGATATTAAAAAGTAAGAGGTCTTTAAAGGCCTCTTATAAATATATTTAGGAGGAATTTGAAATGGCAAATATAGATATTAGTTCAAAATTAAGTCATGAACCACAAACAATAACAATAGCAGAAGGCAAAACATATGAAGTAGACTGCGGAGCAGAAACAATGTTGAAAGCACAAGATTTATTTAAAAAAGACGATAGTTTAGATGGATTATTTAAAGCAATAGAATTATTACTAGGAAAAGAAGCATTAGAAGAAATAAAAGGAATGAAAGTAAAAGTTGCAGACTTAAAAGTTATTATTATAGCAATAATGGCACAAGTAAATGAAATTACTTATGAGGAAATGGAAAAACGATTTCAAAACAAATAATGAAACAGAATTATGGTACGACATGGAAGAAGACTGGCCTTTGATTGAGGCAAGTTTAGCAAAACAATATGGAATAAGAATAAGAAAAGAAATAGACACAATGAGTTATGCAGAATTGTGCAATCTTATATCTGGGTTGATGCCAGATACACCACTGCGGAAACATTGTTCAAATTCGCAGTGAAGATGATGAAGAAATGTTAAAAAACTTCACACAAGAGCAAAAAAATATAAGATGGAAATATAGAAATAAATTAGCAAAGAAAATGAGCAAAGAAGATTATGAAAAAGTTATTACAGAATTTCAAAAAGCATTTAAAGAAATGGCTGGTGATAACAAATGACAGAAGTAAGATGCCCTAATTGTAATCAACTTTTATTAAAGGTTGAAAAATGCAAGGGTGAAATAAAATGTATACGATGTAAGAAAACAATTAAAATTGATATAGATGAAAAAGACAGAGTGAGCAACACGACCATTAGTGGTGAGTAGTTAGCCAATACCTGCTTTTATCCTAAAAAAGAGGGGAGGAGTAGGTATGAGTACGAATGTGGGCTCTGTTGATTTTGAATTATTATTAAATTCAAATCCATTTAATAAAGGACTAAAAGATACAACAAATGCAATAAAAAGTTCAGGAATAGAGAACTCATTAAAGAAAATTGGTAAATTAGCAGTAGCAGCATTCTCTGTTAAAGCAATAGTAAATTTTGGTAAAGAATGTATTGATTTAGGTTCTGATTTAACAGAAGTGCAGAATGTTGTTGATGTTACTTTTGGAAGTTTAAATACAGAAGTAAATAGATTTGCCGAGAATGCAATTACTCAATTTGGTTTGGGTCAAACTGTAACTAAAAAGTATGCTGGTACATTTGGTGCGATGGCAAAAGCATTCAATTTTTCGAATAAAGAAGCATTAGCAATGTCAGAAACATTAACAGGATTAACAGGTGATGTTGCTTCTTTTTACAATTTATCAAGTGATGAAGCATATACAAAATTAAAATCAGTATTTACTGGTGAAACAGAAACATTAAAAGATTTAGGTGTTGTAATGACACAAAATGCACTAGACCAATATGCATTGGCAAATGGCTATGGAAAAACAACATCTAAAATGTCAGAACAAGAAAAAGTAGCTTTAAGATATAAATTTGTATTAGATAAATTAAATATAGCAAATGGAGATTTTGCAAGGACTAGTGATAGTTGGGCAAACCAAACAAGAGTATTAAGTCTAAGATTTAATGAATTAAAAGCAGCATTAGGACAAGGTTTTATTAATATTTTTACACCTATTATAAAAGGAATAAATATGGTACTTTCAAAACTCCAAGTGTTAGCAAATGCTTTTAAATCATTTACAGAAATGATATTCGGAAATGCTGGCGGAGATGATAGCACAAGTACTGTTTCAGACTTAGCGTCAGATGCATCAAAAGCGAGTGATGCTGTGAGTGGAATTGGAGATAGTGCCAAAAAATCTGCTAAAGATCTAAAAAGTTTGGCTTCATTTGATACTGCACAAATATTAAAGAAAGATGATAGTGATAGTTCTTCAAGTGGAAGTGGTGCAGGAGGAAAAATAGATACAAGTGGACTAAATTTAACAGATAATCTAAAAAAACAAGCAAGTGATATTGGAAAAATATTTGGTGATATTAATTTTGAACCGCTTATTAATTCTTTTAACAAAGTAAAAGAAGCAGCACAACCACTGATAACTACAATAAAAGATGGTTTAAAATGGTTATATGACAATGTTTTAGTCCCATTAGCCAAATGGACTATACAAGATTTACTTCCTGCATTTTTAAATTTAATTGCAGGAGCATTAACTGTTTTAAATCCATTAATAACAGCATTTAAACCAATTTTTCAATGGTTTTGGAATAATTTCTTAGAACCTATCGCAAAGTGGACAGGTGGAATGATAGTAGATACACTTAATTTACTAGCGAATGTTTTAACTAAAATAGGAAATTGGATGAGCGATAATCAAAGTGTAGTTACTGGAATGGAAATTGCTGTATTAGGATTTTTTGGTGCATGGAAAGTTGTAGAATTAATGTCTTTTATACAACAGGCAGGAGGAGTAATTGCAGCATTGGGATTGCTAAAAAATGCTATTTTAGGGAATGTAATTGCAAAAATTGCAGATAAAACAGAAACGATTGCATTAACATTGATGTATGCGAAAGATTTTGTGGTAAGCATTGCTTCAGGAACGGCAGCTTTAGTTAAACAGGCAGCACAATGGGTTATAAACACAGGAGCTAAAATTGCAAATACAGCAGCAACTATTGCTGGTACTGCAGCAACAACAGCAGCAACAGTAGCAACATGGTTATTTAATGCAGCGTTAGCAGTATTAACATCGCCAATAACATTGGTCGTAGCTGCAATAGCTGCATTAATAGCGATAATAGTATTGTTAATTAAGAATTGGGATAAGGTAAAAGAAACAGCAAAAAAATGTTGGAATGATATACAAAATACTTTTTCTAATGTTGGACAATGGTTTTCAGATAAATTTCAACAAGCATACAATAGTATTACAAGAATATTTAGTAATATTGGAAATTTTTTTAGTAGAATATGGCAAAGAATACAAAATACATTTTCTAATTTAGGAACGAGTATAGGAAATGCCATCTCTAATGCTGTAAAATCAGGAATTAATGGAGTTATATCTTTAATTGAAAGAACAATAAATAGAGCAATTTCATTAATTAATGGTGGTATAGACTTAATAAACTTAATTCCTGGAGTAAGTGTAGGAAAGATAGGAAGTCTAAATTTACCTAGACTAGCACAAGGTGGTTATGTAAAAGCAAACACACCTCAATTGGCTATGATAGGTGATAACAGACATCAAGGTGAGGTAGTTGCACCAGAAGACAAATTGATGTCATTATATAAGAAGGCTAATCAAGAAATGGGATTAGGAAATAACGAAAAAGTTATAGAATTACTTGAGAAAATAATACAAATTCTAATTAATCTAAGTCTTGATTTTAATTTATATATTGATGGATATGAATTAAATAAAAGGCTTGAAAAAATTAAAAATAAAAATAGATTTGCAACGAATGGAGGCTAAATATGTATGAACCAAAATTAATAGTAAATAATATTCAAGTACCAGGAATTATAGAATTAATTCCTGGATCAGAGCCTCTATGGGGTGATGGAACTGGAAGAAATACATTAGATGGACATTATAGTGGTACTTTTATTGGATATTTTACAACTTTAGAAATAAAATTTGGGATAGTATCAGATGAAGAATATAATTTAATAAAAAAATTGCTTGAACATCCTTTTTTAAGTGATGTTCAATTTTCATTAGAAAAAGAAATGAGTAATTATAAACAAGGTGATTTATTTTCAGAAGATTTTTACAATGGTCAAGTAATAAAAAGTAGTCCGCTTGCGTGTGGTGGTTATTGGGATAAATTTTCAGTAACGTTGACTGCAATAGATAGGAGGCCACAATTAACATGAGTGTAAGTAATGAATTTAAGAGCATAACGAAAAAGATAAAACAGCAAAATATAAAATTAAGTATATGTGATGGTGAATTAACAGTTAAAGAAATACATATGATGCCAGTACATATTTTTAATGCATTGCCAGTTTGGAAATTAAGAAAACAGAAAGAAACAATAGCAAAAGAACTAAAATATAGTTTTGATGGTCAATTGTTTAAAACAATAATGAAGCAAGTTGAAATTACCGTAAAAAATGCAAATGAAATAAAGGACAAAGATATTAATTTCCAATATGGACTATTTATTAATAACAAATTTGAATATATAGATTTAGGAAATTATTTTATAAAAGATATCGAAGATAGCAAGAAAAAAGATGAAATAACAGTAACAGGGTATGACAGAATGATTAGATTCATGAAAACATTTAAACAGTCAGAATTACAATTAACATATCCTTGCAAAATGTTAAAATTAGTTCAAAAAATGTGCGAAGTCTGTGGAGTAGAATTATATTCCACAGATTTTTATAATGCTGATTTAGATGTTGAAGAGGATTTTTTCACAGCACAGGAATTAACATATAGAGATGTTTTGGAAAAAGTAGTACAGGCAACATTGACAACTGCATTTATAGAAGACAATAAATTAAATTTATATAAAGTAGATAATGAGGTTACAGAAAAATTAGATAAATCATATTTAACAGATTTAACAATAAAAGAAAAGTTTGGACCTGCAAATGCACTGGTTTTAGGTCGTGGAGATGTAGAAGACAATATTGAAGAAACAGACGAAAAGAGCATAGCACAAAATGGAAGATGTGAAATTAGATTTGATGAAAATGAATTTATTGAATTTCAAAGGGAAAAAGTTATTAAAGGAATGTTTGAACAGATAAAGGGACTTGAATATTATTCTTTTGAGGCTTCTGATGTTGGTGTAATGTGGTTAAAACCATGTGTATGTATAGAATTAGGAGATAAAGAAGATAGTTTATATAAGTCTTATTATTTGAAAGCAAATATAACAATTAATACTGGAATATCAAGTGATATAGAAGCGGAATTACCAGAAGAGACAAATACAGAATACAAAGTTACAACAAAAGAAGAAAAGAAAACTTTAAAAGTTGAAAGGCTGGCAAAAAAAAATGAAGGGAAAATACAAGACTTAGTTGAAGAATCAACTGAAAATTCTAAAAAACTAACAGAACATGAACAAACTATAGATAGTATAAATGATAAAGTATCAAATATAGCAGATTTAACTGAGAATGCAACAGGAGTAACTGAATTAACATTGAATAATTGTATAAATGGTGAATTATTAACGTTAAATATATATGGAAATAATACAGTATTTAAATATCAATTTATGAGCGATGAATTGCTTTTTGGAGATAATGTTACATTAGGAAAAGATGCAAGTATATTAATAGTAACAGATAAAGAGAATAATTCAACAGAGTATAATTTAAATGTTATAGATGAATTAAGACAGAATGGAGAAGTACGAGATGAATATATGATAAAAAGTGGACAAGCGCAAATAATAAGAAGAATAAATAGTGATGGGACAATAAAAGATAATGAAGAAATAGAAGATATAGGAGAAATACATATAGTACTACAAGAAGGAGTAAATATACTTAAAATAAAATATTTTAATGCAGAGATACAGGCTAAGTGGGCGACAAAAAGTGATTTAGCAAATACATTTGCAACTAAAGTCGAAATGAATACTAGCATTTCGCAGACATCATCACAAATAATGACAGAAGTTAATAAAAAAGTAGACAATGCAGAATTTGGAACTAAAATGATACAAGATTATGAAAGTGTTCGAATTGCATGGAATAAAATATCAGATTTTATAAAGATGATGGTATTTAATAATAATGCAAGTTTGTGTCTTGTTGATAACAGTAATAACGTTATAGCAAGTTTTGACAAGGAAGGAGAACATTTTTATAAAAGTGGAGAAGTAACACCATTTGGTGAAATGGGAGTACAAACAGTAGATGATAAACAATATATAGCCTTTTCAGTAGAAGGAGAGTACGAAAAAGATATAGATAATGGAATGGCATGGGGAATAAAAACGAAATCGGATGAAAAATTCTATCCGATTTTTTATATAAAAGATTTCAGTATGGGAGCAAAAAATTCAGATACTTGGGGAGGAAGCCTTGTTTTAACTGCTTGTGATATTTTGCTTAATGGGATAGGAACAGGAATTACAACTGGAGGAGTCCGAATAGAAGGAGATCCAGCAGGAGGAGCACTATATTTTTATGATGTTAATACTAACAATATGATGATGGGAATTTTTCCACAGCAAGGAGCTAGATATGAAACGATTAACATACTTGATAAGATAAGTTTTTTTAAAAATCAAGCTGGAAGCAATAGTTTCAGAATAGGAACAGAAGATTGTAATTGCTTGTTATCAGACGAAGGTCATATAATGCGGAAAAGAAATTTATGCAAGTGATCGTTTTCAAATAGGTGCCAAAATAACTATTTTTAATTCTGGATTAGTAGCTGGAAGTGTAAACTTCGGAGATATCCCTAGCTATTTGGGAAATAAACTGGTGTATGGAGCATCAGGACATGAATATCATGTACATTGGATGTCAAGTGGAAAGTTGGTCTTTTATGTAGATGATACAGATGTTGGAACATTATCTGATAAAAGATTAAAAAGAGAAATACAAAATATAGATGATGATTTAATAAAAGCAATAGAAGAAGTTGAAATGAAACAATTTAAAGTGGATAACAGAAATGGATTAATAACGTTTGGTATCTTAGCACAAGATTTAGTAGAAATATTTAAAAAGTATAATAAGAATCCGCTTGACTACGAGATAGTATATGAAGTTCAATACAAACAAAATGATGATACAATGTATTATTCAGTTGATTATGAACAATTTTTAATATTAAAACAAAAAGCAACTGATATAAATGCAAAAACAACAAAAAATAATAGAACAATTACAAGAAAAAATAAAAGAATTGGAGGAAAAAATAAATGGATAAAATTAATTTTCAAGACGGTGTTACAAAAGTAAGCGCAGAAACATTTAATCTCTTTCAGGAAAACATAGAAAAAGCTATACAAGCAATGATACAAGCAGAAAATCCAATCGGTCATATAAGGATGGAAACAACAAGTGTAAATCCATCGGCTTATCTAGGCTTTGGAACTTGGGAGTTGTGGGGAAAAGGAAAGGTTCCTGTTGGTGTGGATTCAGGTGACTCTGACTTTAATACAGTAGAGAAAACAGGAGGATCGAAAGTACATAGTCATGATTCTGGAACATTAAAAGCAGGATTTAACATGTTTTATACATCTAATCCAAGCCGAGTTTATATGGATTTTAATTCTACTATAAATGATGTTACGTTTAAAGAAAATAGGAGAGCGTTTTTAGGCGGAAGTGATGTAGGGCTAGACACTATAAGTCATGATGAAAATTCGACAGAAGGTTTGGGAGTATTTGGAAAGACTAGTGATAGTTCAAATGTACAGCCATATATCACATGCTATATGTGGAAACGTATAAGTTAATCAATGTATATTTTAAAATTAGAAAGGGTAGAAAGATGTCAAAAGAAACAGAAAATTTAAAATTATTTAAATGGGATACAACCAGTGAAACAGATTTAAATAATAAATTTGATATTGAAAAAACACTTAATGAAAATTGGGAAAAACTAGATATTAATGCAGGGAATATACAAGAAGAATTAGAAAACTTAAGAAATATAACCAATGTATTACCAACAGTGAGCGAAAAAGGAGAAAATATAACATTAAATAATACAGCAAAGAATATGCGATTTAGAAAGTTTAAAGTTGGTGGAAATAGCGAGCAGGAGACAAGAGAAGGGTATAATCTATTAAATGCTAATTTACCATATACGACATCAAGTAGTGGAAATACAATCAAGTGGTTAGGAAAAGAAAATATTCCAAAGATTGAAGTTAATAAATACTATTATTTACATGGCAAATTTTCTGATGGAACCATATTTTCAGGAGCACATGCTGCATTTGTAATAACAGATAGTATGGGACAAATTCTAAATAAAACATTTGGAAGTTCATTTCAAAATACAGTGGATATATCAAATGCTATTAACTGTTATATTTATACAGACTCTACATATGTAAATAAAACAGTAACAGAAGTTGCGATATATGAAGGAAAAGAAAATAAAGCTTACGAACAACACGGAGCAAGTCCTTCACTAGACTATCAAAGTCCAATAAAAACTGTTGGTAGTAATATAAATATATTTGATATTACAAAGTATGATTATAGAAACTTTAATGAAGCTAGTGTAGAAATTACTGACAGTACTAATTTTAGAATAATTGCAACAACATCGAAAAACGCAAACAATGCGGTTGGTTTTAAAATAATGGATTTAACAAAATATGCAGGTAAAACACTAACTTTAAAAACAAAAGTAAAATCTAATACAAGCACAAACAAAGGATTTTTAGTATTAAGACAAAATAATACGGATTATACTGGAACAAAATCAAATGAAAAATATGATGAAACTCAGAATACAACAGACGGTGTAATTACATTGCAATATAAAGTAGCAGATACTATAAATGATAGTAATAGATATTTATTTGCTTGGTTTTTTGCAACGCGAGGCAGTGATTGTAATGCGAATGATTATGTTGATTATAAAGTTAAAATAGCAGAAGGTGCAGAAGTAGGGGAATATAGTCAATATGCTCAAGGATCATCTAAGGCTATAATAGAAAATTCTGATAAGACACAAAAACAAGAGTATATTATGCCAGTACGAGAAGAGATGCTAACAGATGATTATCTTGATTGGGACAATGGAGAAGAAGTACATTGTTGGAATAAACTAGTTTTAAATGGAACTGAAAACGATTCTTATTTTAGTGTAGCGAGCAATGGAGAATATGCAGTAATAAATTGCTTAAATATTTTAGAAAATGGAAAAAAAGTAGACGAAAACAAAATATTATGTGATAAGCTAGTTTCAAAATATGGAGATACTTCTAATACAGAACATATAAGAAATGCAAGTTCTAATTATCCTAACAATATTGTTATATATATAAAATCTTCAAGATTAGAAGAAAGCACAGTAGCAGCATTTAAAAAATACTTATCTACTAATAACATTACTATTTATTATAAAACAGCAACAGAAACAAGACTAAAATTCACAGACGAACAAAAAGCAGTAGTAACAGAAATACAGAAAGCAACTAGTTATGAAGATACAACACATATTTATTCAACAGATGAAGTAAGTCCAGTTTTTGATGTAGAAGCAGTAATAAACTTAAAGAAATTAATAGCAAATACATCAACAACAGCAGAGGGGGAAAATTAATGCAAGATACAGATATAATTGAAAAAGTAGCTCATTTAGAAGAAAGAGAAAAATCAAATACAAAAAGATTAAATGAACATGATGAAAGGCTTGATAATCTTGAAAAGACATATTCTATAATGGAAAAAATGGACTATAGAATGGGAAAAGTAGAATCAGCTATTGAAAAAATAGACCAAAAACTTGATAGCAAAGTATCAGAAGAAGATAAAGAAAAAGGCAAGAAGTGGGACAAGTTTATTGATTATGTATTTTATTCAGTTTTAGCAGTAATATTAGGACTTATATATATGAAATTAGGTTTAAAATAAGAGGTGAAGTAATATGGAAAAAGTGAAAACAATAGCTAAGTATTTAACAAATATATTAGCAATAGTAAGTGCATTAGTAGCAGGTATTAATGCTGTAGATGGTATAACAATACCATATGCAATACAAATAGTACAAATTATTGCTGTAGTGCAAGGTGTAATTGGAACATATTTGTTGGGACAAAAAGCAATAAGTAACAAGGAGGGATAGTTATGGAAGATAAAATAGAAGAAGTAACAGACTTAGCAGAAAATGACAACAGAGGGGAGGCAAATGAGTAATGAATATAGAAGATAGATTACTAAGTATAAATGAGTATAGCAGAACAGGAGAAAAACAAGGAACAATACAAAAAATTGTAGTTCATTGGGTTGGAAATGCAGGAAGCTCAGCAATAGGAAATAGAAACTATTTTGAAAGCCTAGCAAAAACACATAAAACTTATGCTTCAAGTCACTATATAATTGGCTTAGATGGCGAAATAATAAGATGTATTCCAGAAAATGAAGTTGCTTTCCATAGTGGTAGTCATAGCATGAATAGAAAATCAATAGGAATAGAAGATTGCCATCCAGACTGGGAAGGAAAATTCAATGAAAATACATACAATAGCTTAGTAGAATTATGTGCAGATATATGTAGAAGATACAATCTAGGGATAGATGCAATTATTAGACATTATGATGTAACAGGAAAAGAATGTCCAAGATATTATGTAAGAAATGAACAAGAATGGATCAATTTTAAAAATGATGTGGCAAATAAATTGGGGCAAGCTACAACTAATGTGGCAGTGCCAAAAGTTGAAGGGAGTGATGAACCAGTGAGAAGATATAAAAATGGTTCAACAAAAGAGACAATATATGCAGATACAAGTTTAACAAAAGTAATAGGTAGTTTAAGTCCATATGAGGAATGTGATTGTTTTGGAATATTTAATGATAGACCAATGGTAAGATATAATGTAAGTGGAACTTCAAATTACAAGATAGGCTTTGCTAAATGGAAGGGTGGAGTTAGATAAAATTAAGAGGTAAGTTGATTAATTTCAATTTACTTCTTTTAAAATTATTCATTTGTTACTTCAATATATTGTGCTAATATATTTTGCATTCTATTTATAAAATTATCATAACCTTCAGTTAATGTATCCATATTATCTAAGTTTTTTAAATAGTTACTAGAATCATCAATAATAGAACGTGCTATAGGATTTGTATCATAAAGGTCCCTTATGATTTCAAGTTCAATTTTTTCTTCATTTACTATCCTTGGAGTCTTGAAGTCCTTTCTTTCATAATATTTTTTTAAAATTTTGTATTCATTTATATTGTCTTTTGAAATAATATGACGTAGTTTAATCATAATAAATCCCTCCTTTTTCTTAATTATAACATATCAAATATAAAAATTATGTCGGAATTTGTCGATAAAAATAAAATGGCGTTTTATGGCTTGAAATCAAGGCATATAACTACATTAAATAAAAAATAAAATAGCTTAAAATTGATTTTAAAAGGTCAAAAAATGGCTGAAATTAAGCAATTTTTTGCTTGAAATCACATAAAATTTGTGTTATAATATTGACAGGAAGAAAAAGAAATGTTACAATTTCATTACAAAAAATTAACTTTTTTGTAACATTAGATAAAAAACTTGACATTCTAGGAATACATGTGATAAAAATACAATTAATGAATATAATAAAAAATAAGGAGCAAAGCTCCTTACAGATTAGTTTGCTAATCTATGTTATCGTTTGTGGAGTTTGTGTTAGTGGCACTTACTTCACTTTTTTTGCTATCAATTGGAACAAATGACAGCCTGGCTTCGAATCCTTTAGCCAATTTGGCAGAACCAGATTTCATTTCCTTGAAAAAGTTTGTGACTTTTTCAAATAAAAAGCCTAAAGAAAAGATTATAACTGTTATCACTAAAAGAGTTTCCAATTCACTCACCTCCTCGTATTGCAAATAAGGTCTAATCCCTAGTTGCATGATAGTAGCAACTAAATTAATATTTGCATAACAACTAGTTGCTACTTAATACAACTAAGCTGTCATGGTGAGTGCCAAACGATAAAAATATAATATCAAAAGAAAATATAAAAGTCAATAAAAATTCAAACTAAAAGTATAATTTACAACATATTTCGACATAAAATTTAACAATACAGCTTTACACTACGCATCTTTATATAATAGTATGATATAATGTGAGAAAACTAAAGACGGAGAAAAAAGATGAAAGAAAGATTAAAAAGAATAAGAAATAAACTAGATATGATGATCGAAAAATATGGATTAAATTCAAAAGAAACAAGGAAGGTAAGTAAACATTTTGATGAGGTATTGAATGAGTATTATAAAAAAGAAGTTCAATACCCAAAACGGAAGTTATATTTATTTTAAATATGAAGAATCATTAAAAAAATTAAAAGAAATGACAGGTAAAAAAGTAAAATTTCCGACCGTAAAAGAATGGAATATATATGCAAAAGAAAATCAATTATTGTCATCTGAAAGCATAAAATATATAGCAGGAGTAAATTGGCATGAATTAAGAAATAGAATAAAATTAGAAAAATAAAAAAATTTTCAAAAAATGTTTGTAGTATTTTCAATACTTACAGGTTTTTTTTGTCGAAAACGGGTTTTGACATAGAAAATAAGTTTGATATAATAAGAAAAAAGAGATGCAAGGACCGCAAATCTAACACATCTCTTTTCCACAAACAATTTACTCGAAAGAGTTAACTGTAAATTAAGTATAACCTCTTAAGAGTAAATTGTCAAATTATATTTACGAAAGAGAGGTTTTTATTTATGAAAGAAAAAAATGACGAAAAAAATAAAATGGAGGTATTTACAAAAAAGAAAAGGAATAATATAATAGAAAAAGATTACAACCCCTTGAAAGTGAATTATGATTTGATTTACGAAAGAGAGGGAATATTAATGTGTAATAATGTAGTATTAGATGAAACAAAAAAATTAAGCAAAAAATATAATAAAAAAGAAAAAGTAATTTTAAAGATGTTTGAATTAGGAATAAATAATGGATGCGATGTCGATGAAATAAAAAAGATGATTAGTGAATTTGAAGACAACAGCAATTGTTATTAA